TCGCCAAGACGTCCGGGTTGTCTCTTAGCGCCAATCGTTGCAGGGATGCTGTCAGACACACCATCACCGGGGCCTTTGAGTAAACGGCCACCATCAGAGTAACCGCCCAAAGAACCGAGGCCCCCGCCCATGGCATAGCCTGTCATGCCGCCGTTGGCAAACAAACCAAGACCTTTTGCTAAGTCCGACACAGAGGCAGGATTTGACGTTGCGTACGCTTGCGCGGATGCGTTTTTTTGTTGATTTGCTGCATTCTCAGCCATCATTCCCGGGGTCATTGTGTCGTCTAAACCTCCGGGCATCATCGGGCCTTTGTACAAACCGCCGGTTTCGTCAGGACGATCTGCATAGCCGTAGCCGCCAGTACCCGTATTGTTTTGGCCCCCAAATGTACCCATCATTGGGATAGGCGTTCCAGCACCGTAATCACCAAACCCGCTTTGGCCGCCTCCACCACCAAAGTCAAGAGGGATGTGCAGGTTCAAATTGCCGTCGCCAGAGATACCGCCTTGGGCCATGACTTGAACGCCAGAAGAATCATACTTATTGCCGTCAGACGTGTAGTAGTACCCATCTTCACCCAGCGTGGCTTCTAGTGTGTTGCCTTGGTTGTCAAGGATGTTGATGGCCTTTTTAGCGCCTGACGCACCTTTTGCTTTGGGGGCATTAGGATTTGTTTCGCTCGAAGTAACCGTGCCGTCTTCGTTGCTTGTCAAAAACTTTTGCTTGTAGCGCATAGCGCCAGTCCAATACGGACGGTTGATACCTGTTGACGCTGCAACGCTTTGTGTTGGGTACTTAGCGCCACCTTTGCCCATAAGGTAGTTGTACGCAGCCATGGAGTCGCCGGTCTGCTGGTTGTACATGTCGTTAAACTCAGCGATTGTTTTAGGTGCTTTGGGGATGTAGCCCAAGCTGCCGCCACCAGCGGTGTATGCGTTCTTGACTTCGTCCATACCCGAGAAACCGCCATACGGACGACCGGGAACGTTGGGCGTCACCGTGATAGAGCCGTCTGGGTTGTACGTCTTGTCGCCCGGAGTGTTGGGGCCGCCGTACGGATTCTTTGTGCCGGGAGGCGCGTTAACCGTTGGGTCTGTTGGCAGGACGGTGGTTGTTGTGCGCGTAGGTGGATTGATCGTGCCGCCTGTGACTGGATTCACAAAAGGTGTTGTTGTTTTTACAACAGGTTTTTTTGCCGCATCGTAACGAGCTTTGACTTCGTTCTTAGACAAACCAAAAGCTTGCGCCATGTCATTTATGGAATATTTGTTGTCATCCATAAACTTGGCCCAGTCTTTGTCAGAGACTTTACCGCCCAGTTGGTCAGACAACGCGTACGCACCTTTGTCTAAGTTATACCCGCGCTGAATATCTTCTTTTGACCAACCTGCGTATTTAGGATCAAATGCTGTAGCCGCGCCGTACAACTCGTTGGGGTCAATGCCCTGCGCTTTCATTTGGTTGTAAATGCCCAGCGTGCCAGAGCCGCCCGTTGTATCAGTAGAACCACGGAAAGAATTGTCTATGCCAGCAAGGTATCTGTTAACCGCAGCGGGGTCAGCATTGGTTGTTTTGATTGCTTCCTGAATATCCACGTCTGGATTAGTTGACAGATAGCTGGCAATTTGCTCGTCCGTATACTGGTTATACGCAGAAGCGGCAGGAGGAGCAGCGGCGGGGGCGGCAGGGGCAGGGGCAGCTTGCGCCCAGTTGTACTGGTTCAGGGCGTTGTTTTGTTCGTCTCGTAGTCTGGCCGCTTCTTCCCAACTACCTGTCTTTTGATACAGCTCTTCATCACTTAGCATAGTAGGCGGAGTACCTCCAGCCATGCGGACAACATTCCCGCCACCCGCTAATGCAACAATACCGCCAGCCGCCATAGGTTCAGGTTTGCGCACATCTAATACAGAAGCGATCCCTGTTTGTGGGTTTGTGTAAGCGTCTGAAAAGTTACGGCTGCCCCACTCGCTGGCTTTGACAGGCTTCAAAGATTTAAAAGTCTGGGTGTAAGGGTCATACAACTTCTGACGGATGTACGCAGGGTTGGTGTCCTCGGGCATCTTGGTTGTTGTAGGAACCATAGCGCCCGCCATGATGGGGGCTGCGGCTGCGGAAATGCTGCTTAAGTTTTGTTTGGCAAACTGCATGGGGTTTGCTTTTGCTACATCAAATCCCGCAGACAACACGTCCGCTTTAGGTGCGGCGGCAATAGCTTGCGTGGCTCCAAACCCACTTTCAGGAGAACCAATAGGCCCTTGAATGCCTTCTGCGGCTGCCCCTATTGCACTTTCTCCCGCACCCATCATGCTTGCACCCAGACCTGCGCCGCCATACGCACCCAATCCGGCCATGAGTCCGCGAGACAAACTGCCAGTAGCCAAAGTAGTGATGCCGCCAACAGTCAAACCGGCCATGCCCGCAGACATCAAACCGCCACCAATAGCCGCACCTGCTGGGCCTAAGAACGCGCCAAGGGCGATAGGCGCAATACTCTTAAACAAGTCCGACAGCATGCCTGCTTCGGGTAAACCCGTATCAGGGTTAATGGTCAATGAACGACCGTTTGCTTCGGCAAATTTCTGTAGGCGCTGAACTTCGTCCGGCGTCATGTGGATCAATAAAGAGTCATCGCCTCGGCCTTTGCTGGCGACGTCTTGGGCAAACTTGTGCAGGCTCATTTTTGCCTCTCAAAATGGGGGTTGTTTGATAATATCATGTTGGTAGCGCGGAGACAAATGTTATTGACCCAATTGCTGAGGGAACGGCTGGGTACGGCATAGGGGTTGTTTGTGCGGCGCGATAGTCAATGTATATTCCTGTTGCCCCGCCCGAGGTGGCCGCTTGTTCTGTGCCCCACCATAAACCGACAGAGTCTCCTGCGTTTAGAGGAAACACAACTTCAGAGTAGCCGCAAACATAGTTTGGGAGTAATGCACTTTTACGCGCTTGCAGGGTAAAAATAGTTGTTGAGTTTGACACATCGTTGGCGGAAGTTGCGCCGTTTAGACGTAACCAAACAATAGCATCGTGAATAGCATTGTCGTTGTTGGCAAACTGAAGGCTGTAGGTTATTTTGTAAATACCAGAAACTTGCGCAGTTGCCGTATTGTTTGCGTTTAACGTGAAACCATTACCCGCTTCCAGCGTATTCCACTGAACTATGGTCGGAGTGTTAGCCGCCGTTGCATATTGAAATGCTTCATCAGAGGCAGCCACAAAAGGGAATCCAATGTATTTACCGCCCGTACCACCAAAGAACTCAGACAACGCATTACGCAACTGATTGAAGTACAACCGCAAGACGTTTGAAAATTGATCGTGGTAGCGACGCTCGTACTCAATCGGAGCCAGCGGTAGGCTGGGGGGCGCGGGGTTTAAGGGGCGGTTTGTTGCCATTAACGCCTGCCGTCAGGTCGAATGTCAATACGAGGAGCGCCCAACTGCCACGCAGTGTTGACTTGATTGGACTCAATCTTAAAGATCATCTGGCGACCGCGCATACGCGTGAAGATCATGCCCGTAAACTCTTCGGTAATCACATACGAACTGCTCTTGGCTACAGGCTGCCCAGCGGAGCTTGTTACTCCAGAGCCTGAGTTGGCCAAGCCGTAGAGCGTCATAGTGACAGTCGGCGTGCTTCCGCTTGGCGTGTTTTCGGAACTTTCAAAAGTCAAGTCAGGCAGCACACGCCAGACAAAACCAAAGTTGTGGCCGTCGCCAATATCAAACTCGGAGGAAGAAATGTACGCGTTAATTGCGCTATCCGAGCCGTTTATGTTGTCATTAAGGCCGTTTTCGTGGAAGACTAAATTGCCTGTGGCAGTAGTGCTGTTGTAAGGTGCCGCAACAGGGAAAGGCGATAGCCCGGAATCCAACCACGCAGTGCGGCTCATTGTGCCGTAATACCACGTATGCTCAAGATAGTTATACACCACGTACTTGTCTACTGTGGTACTGTTGGTAGAGCAGTAAAACCACCAAACTTCGTTAAAGCCTTCGTTTGTGCCGCAGAAAACTTGCAATGCTTGCTCTTGGTTTAGGTTGCCAAACACAAAACGACGCAGGTCGCAATTAAGCGTTTGCACACGGCCATCATAGGCGTAGAACTTATCTACCCCCATCCAGTAAACAATACCCGAAGCAATCACAGCGGCGTTAGGGCTCATGATTGAAATGTTATCGCCAAGCAACTGCGGCACCCATGCCTGCGGAGGGCCTAGATACTGTAGAGAATAAAGCGCGGAGTCCGTAAAAACCACAATTTCTTGACGAGCTTGTACAGTGGTAATGATTGCAGACCCGTGAGATAGTCTTGCAAACCCTGCTTGGCTAGTGTCGTCTGGTGTCCAGTTATAAGGGTCATCTTGGTTTGACCAACGAATCAACAAGGGGTCAAGCACCGCACTGTCGTAATCGTTGCAACCAAACGCAATAATAAAACGAAAGGCGTCCGACACTGTTAACGTGTTTTGTAGTGTAGGCACATCCACAATCAGTGATACGTACACGCCAGAGCCCGTAGAGGTGGTGCTAACTAAAGCGCCTGCGGTATCCAGCAGATTAAACGTCAGCGGGTTTGTGCTGGAGATGCCTTTGTTGATGACGTAGTACGTAGTTGCCGCAGACACGCCTGTAGGCAAAGACGACGAAGCCGCAAACTGAATAGCGTTTCCATCGGTGTATTCAATGGTGGAAGTGACAACAGTAGGGACGCCTGTTGAAGAGCTGTTTGTAAATGTTACTGCGCCGCCAAGAGAGTTAAGCAACACACCGCGAGTACTCAAGCCGTTTGTGGCATCCCAATAATAAATACCACCACCGCGAGGGGCATAGACCAAATCTTCGCCGTAGTTTACTTGGCTCCACAAACGCAACGACGATGTCGTTGTGCCGCCGTTACCCCACGTAGTGCCCGTCTGCCCCCACGCACCTGCGCCCCATCCAAGCAACGGTATAGGAATCGCGGGGCCAGCACTTAACTGAAACGCCGCAACAACTGCCGAACCGCCGTAAGAACCCGCAGCTAACGCTGTTGGCACAGTAATCGTGAACGAGGTAGAGCCAACAGAAACAATTTGATACTCGGCGTTAAATGTTGAGGCGTACGTGCCCGTTGCCCCAGAAAAAGTGACGTAGGTACCCGCAGTTAGCGTGGTGGTGGACGCTGTAACTGTGACTGTGGTTGTGCCATCTGCCGTAAACGGATTTGCTGCAAGCGTAGTTGTCGTGGCTATCGGCGTAATGTCGTAGTACGCACCGCCTTGCTGAATGTAAAACTTTGTATTAGTTCCAACGCCAATATAGTTAGCGCCCCCCAAAGTTATCCAATTCCACAAAGATCGGCACACACCGCTGTAAGTTGCGGCTGAACCGTAAATTGGCTGCCACCCGCCAATAATTTCTGGGTTGCCTTGACGGAAACGGATCTTGTCGCACTCGTACCAGCCCCCTTCGGTTGTGTACCGCGTGTTCTCCCGGTTGACGCCCGGCTTAAACAGAATTTTTTGTAATGGCATCGGTCAATCCTAGGATAAAAACAGTGCTTTTTCAGCGTCCCTGCGCTTTTTTAGCCCTAAGAGTATTTTGCCACCAGCCATGCAATACAGCAAGAGGGCATCTGCCGCGCCTTCCCAATCACCGCGATTAATTTTCATCCGAATAGAAGAGCGCTGAAAAGCCCCCACTCCGGCGTTGAAGGCAAAGCTGACGCACGCATCGAAAGCCCCTTGACGACCAGATAAAGCGGGAGCAAGTCTAAGAACACCACGTTCAGTAGGGCCGACATCATCCTCGAATAATTTCTCGATCTCTTCTTTAGTCCAGACACGGTTGTCCTCCGGTTTGAGTGGCATCTCTTTGCGGATCATCGGGGTTTCTTTGCCCTCTACCCTGACTACAGGCAGACGGATTTGATCTTGGTACAAAACATGGCCGTAGCCAATTGTCCAAATATGGGCGGGACAAAGATACGGCTTAGTGCGGTACCCTTCCCACTGGTGCATCAAATCAGCGCCAGCCTTGCCCAGTTTCATTTCTTGCTCCAGCTACGTGAACCAAACCAGAAACCAATGATGCCTCCAAGCATTGCCATCTCATCACTGGAAAAGATGATGTCAGACAAACGGATCAGGTCTTCTATGCTCATTACCAAGCTGGGGCGGCTATAGACGTAGTAGGCAATCCATGCGTTTATTGCACACAGTTCAAGCACAAAAATGTAAGTGACCATTGGGCGAACCGTGCCCACAAAGTTCACCACCCAGCGGCTGGCTTCTTCCATGATCTTCTTATCGTGGTCATAGGCCGCGACAGTCATCTGAGCGTCTGTTTCCATAGCAATCTGATCGGTGCGAATCTCTTCCATGCGCTCTTGTGCCGCAAAGCCTTGAGCCATCATCTGTAGCTGTAGTTCTACTTGGACACGGGCAAGAGCCAACTCATGCTTCTGGTCAGCCTTGTTCTGGAAAAAGTCCAGTAGTTTTGGTAAGCCTGATATAAGCAAGCCGCCAAGTGTTGAGAATAGTGAAAGCATTACAGTCCTATCATTCCAAGAAGTTTATCGACAATTTTCCCCGCCAACTCGTCTGGCAGGAAGCGGAGCAGGCCAAGCACCCACCACGCCACACAGAGCCGCACGAACACCTTAAAGAAGAGGTCAGCTTGCTTTTGGTATTCATTCACCGACCACACCTTGATCTAGCACACAGATCAGAGACTTCACTGATACCCCAACCAACAGCACCAATAAACATCACAATAATCACAATGGCAACTGCCCACTGCATTTGTTCAGCCTCGGCCTCTTTGCGCTTTTTCTCTTCAGCGTGTAAGGCCGCCATCTCTTTGGCATCATCCCTGTCCATTTCAGCTTGAAGGGCTTTGGCGGAATTCCATACGTCTATGCGTCCAGCTTGCATAAACAACATTTTTAACTGCTCTTCAAACCGCTTGGCTTCATCCAAAGCCATCTCAATTTGTAACGCCGCACCAAGGTTAGACTTACCACCCGTACGCTTGGCTTGAAGCATCGCCTTGGTAGCGGTGCTCTTTGCATCAAAAAGCTTAGAAATTGACGGCGTTAGACCTGCCAGATCACTAGCAACTTTACTAGCTTTTTTAACGACACTGATTGCAGTTTGCAATCCTTCTAGCGCCGTGATCGGATCCAACATTATCTTTTAACCTTTTCCCACTGTAGGCAAACAACTTTGCGGTTATAAACATCACCCGTCCACGCCCACCGCACACAGCGGTATTCATCTTTTTTCTTTTGGCTGGACGTCCCCGGCATTAACATAAAGATCACCAGCAACCATTTCATCCCCACAACCAAACAAGGGTGAACGTACCCCACACAACAAAGATGGTCAAAAAGGCCGCGACGATAAACGCTTCAGCCCAATCTCTCATAGCTATGCCTGTATGTAATCGTTAGGGGTTCCACCGGCTTTCTTCAAAATATTGAAGATGCGAGTGCCTTCTTCTAATCCCATAATTTCATGCGGTTCGCCAACGCGAAAGTCCAGCACCTGACCAGCAATCGCTTCTTTCTCCCAATCGTGGGAGTAGGCTTTGACTTTTCCACGGGCTACGATTGTGATATGCACATCCTCTTCGGTGTGCGTATGTTTTGCAACAATATCTCCGACCTTTTCAAAGTCGTACATCGTTCCTCGGATGTCTCCAAGGCCCTGTAATGGCGTTGGTTTAGCCAATGACATTTGGTGCACTTCCCGGCATATCAGTGGTCAAACGGTTACCGTTGGCATCGTATCTAAACGAGAGCGGCGAATGCGGAAAATCAAGCGTTGTTAAATCTTCTACATCAGGAATTGCAAACGATTCTAGCTCTGCCAAATATGCAGCCCAATGCGGTTTCATACTATCTGAAGCTTTTTCGTACTCTTCTGCGGCATCAATCTTCATGCGACCAAGGCGGAATAAAATATCTTGACGCAGTAGGCGTGCAAGCTCTGCGTATCGTTCAGCATCTACTTGTTTTCTAGGCCACAAATCCGTCCAAACACCATTGACTTGTGCGTATTGAACAGCTTCCGTATCCCACTCTTCAAAGTATCCAAGGTGGGGTTGGTCGGTGCGGATAAACGGTTTGTACTCAGAGGGTATCTCGCCAAAAACGTCAAGCAAATTGTCTTGCAAAGACGGATGATCTACCGGCAAACCATTAATAATTTTTAAATACAACATTATGGGTTTCCTACATCAGTGGATGGGAACGAACGAGTACTGCCGGGCCAAACAATGCGAACGCCGCCGGCTTGACCCATACCGCCACCTTCATACCCCGGACTATAAGAACAGCAGCATGGGCCGTAAGAATACGGTTGCTGGCACCGCCGGCACCGCCAGAACCAAAGTTTGCGTATTGATAATAACCGCCAAGACCGTAGCTACCGCCTCCACCGCCAATATTATTAGCGGCTCCGCTAGAAGCCGTAGCAACGCGACCAATTCCGTTATTGCCAAGGCCAATCAAACCAACGCCTCCGCCAAAAGTTCCATTCCACGCAATAGAACCACTACCGGCAGATCCGCCACCGCCACCACCGCCACCGCCACCTGTAGAGGTAGCACCATTAGCACTGCCATTACCGCCTGCACCGCCAGCCCCCGTATATCCAGCAGCGCCTCCTCCGCCTCCAGCAACTCCCGTAGAAGTGCCTCCCACGCCGCCGTTATAACCAGCAGTATATGTTCCTGACGGCGTACCGCCCAAACTACTGTTAGATTGTGGTTGACCACCCGTTGCAGTAATGGTTCCTGCTCCAACAAGATTTAGACTACTACTACCGCCGTTATATCCACTTACATAAGTGTTTGATCCCGGCCCACCTGCGCCACCACTTGCAACAGTAACGGTGTATGAAGATCCGGGGGTAACTGTCTTATTATTAGCATACGCAAGACCACCACCTCCGCCGCCTGCACCACGACTAGACGCTCCGCCGCCGCCGCCTCCAACAACTACAGCACTGACACTTGTTACACCTGTAGGAGCTACCCATGTATAAGTGCCCGGTACTGTGAAAGATGCGGATCCTTTGGTTGTTGACGCTGCTACAGCTTGCGATGCAAAGGTATTTCCAGAAGCACTATTAACAGGCGCGATTGTGGAGTTTGTAGACACAGCGCGTGTAGTAATGGTGTAGGAGCCATTTGCAGATGTGCTAGACGACGAGGTCAAAGTCATCCCCCCTAAACCGTCGTAGTACATTGCAGAGCTTCCCATGGGGAAAGCGCCTTTAGCTGTTCCATCTATTGGCAGCTTTGTAAACATTGGCAAATCAGCATACAGCGATGTGGATGTGTCTGTGCCTGCAAAATACCCGCCAAGGTAAAATGAAGAAGCGTCTGCGTATGAGGCATTAAAAATATAAAAGATGAACGACAGGGAATTGCTGTAGTTTAAAGTCCCACTGCTACTGATAGATGTAACTATCTGTCTAGGTATTGTGTATAAGCTATTAATATATGCCTGTTCACGTGTAGTGACAATACAAGTTCCCGACGCATTAACAGCTAAGCAATCAAAAGCTGTATTTGGGTAAAGCGGCGTTAACCGCTGACTCCACGCAGCGGTAGTTAATGTGGAATCGTATTTTACAAGATACCCGGTGTCACTCAGCAGGTATATATTATTTGATGAATCTATACCCATTCCGGTAATTTTTCTATTACTACCGGCAAATGCAATTCTTTTTTGCGAAACAAAAGTTCCGGCATTTGTATATTTAAGTACTGTGTCATATGCGCCAAAATACACATTATCTGCCGAGTCAACCACAATACCTTTGCAATCGGTATATGAGATGCTAGTTTGGTAGCACCAATTAAACGCAAGCGTGCTTTTATTCAGTGAATAGAAGCGTGTCACACTGCCAGAGCTACATGCAAAATAAATAGCAGTCCCGGCGGGGTTTAAGGTAGCCATAACACAATCGCCGGAAGTACTATCACTTGCGCTTGAGGGCGCAGAATAGGAAGTGGTATTACCAGAAGAGTCTAAAACCACAATTGAAATTGTGCCGCCGTTTGGTTTTCCGATGAGGTATGTATTACCAGAGCTGTCGGTAACCGAGGTAACATTGCCCGTGTAGTTTACGGAATTTCCAACAGAGGTGCTAACTAATTTAGACCAAACGACCGCGCCGGTAGCCTCATTAATTTTGGTAACGGTTGCGCGAATATTAGTTCCGCCGGTAGCCCAATAGGTAAAACCGCCCACACTTGAAGGACGTGTATCGTTGGGGCGCAATGAGTAAGTCGGCAATGTGTTCATCCAAGTTATGTAGTTTGGAATAACCGCAGATGTACCGTAAAAATTCTGCAAAGAGATTGCACCGCTGCTTGGTACAGCGCCGTATGTTCCCGTTGTGCCAGCCGCCACATAACTACCACCCGCATAGTATTCATTAATGCCGATAGGGTTTGAGCCCCCAAACTCAGTTTGAACAGTGGTTAAAGAAATTGGGCCGGATGATGGGATTGCCATGTGTAGTCCTTAGATTGAACCGTATGCGGTCACGTTGTTCAATGTTGTCAGGTTGCCTGTGCTGTCCATTGTGGCGATTGTAGTCGCGCCGTATTTAAAAACCAATACCCCACCAGACTCTTCAATACTGAAGTTGGTGGTTTGCAATGCGGGAGCACTTGTTAGTGCGCCTCCCAAAGTTAAAGCACCGGAAGTTGTAACAGAACCACTGAGCGTGATGCCGTTGACATTACCTGTACCGTTAACCTGAGTTACAGAACCTGCGCCTGAACCGCCACCAATTGCAGACAAAAGCTGCGCACCTGTTAAAGAAGTTACAGTGTTGTCTGCATTAAATTGAGGATATCTAACAGCGCTTGGGTTGGGCACAGTAAAGAGGTTTGCCCCCAACGTAGTTGCGCCAAGATTGGTACGCGCTCCAGCAGCCGTCGATGAGTTGGTTCCGCCGTTGGCTACAGGCAATACGCCCGTGACCCCAGAGGCAAGATCTACGAGACTACCCGTAACAGATACATAGTCGGTTCCGTTGTAATAAACAAAAGCCCGCGTGCCTGCGCCAACTGAAACGCCAGTGCCACCAGAAGCTTTAAAAGTTACAAAGCCACCAGTAGCAGCGTTATCTACCAAATAGAGTTTGCTGTAGCTTGGGCCTGTAATTACTTTGGTTGTGGTCAGCGTACCCGTGACGCGGATGACCATGTACTGCGCTGTAGTTGAACCAATGTTGGATGCGCTTGAACTTCCGGTTGTGTTTGTCAGCGTGATTGCACCGTCACCAGCAAAAGACAAAGTGCCAGCAATAGCAATGTTGACGTACTCAGTGATGCCGTTGTTAACCGTGTCACCCCATGTACCAGACAAGGTACCTTGCGTTGGGGTAACTAAGCCTAGTTGCGTTGTGGTTGCGGCCATGATTATCCTTCGATGAGTTTGGCGACCAGCGCCTCAAGTTTTTCAATTCTGGCACGAAGTTCAACATTGTCCTTGGCTAACTCTACCGCAGAAACCATAGCCGCGTTGCCGTAAGCTACAGACAATGTGCCATCAGCAGATGTCAGCACAGTTTCAGGGAGCAACGGCTCCAAGGACTGCGCACCAACACCGGCTTGACGCTCTTCGTTGTCAATACGAGTATACGTACCACTCTTGACTTTGGCTAGCTTGGCTACAAAGCCTTCTTGTACCGGTGCCCAATCTTTTTTCAGACGCTCGTCTGAATACGCAGTAACATTGGCAAGCATTGTGAGGTTGCCAGACATATCCAACTGAAGGATGTTAGCCGAAGCAGACCAGCCACCAAGACGGAACACGTTGTCCGAGTCCAAACCCATGTTGACGGCGTAGGAACCGGCACGGTGAAAAGACATAACAGCGCCGCTACCATTATCTGAGTACGCTTGAAGCGGTGCGCTTGAGCCAGACGCGGTATTATAGTTGGATCGGAAGTACTGTTGTCCTGTCCACGTAAAACTACTACCTACAGCATTGCTGATTGAGCTTGTGTTGGACGCGTTTGTGGCTGTAGTGGCAGATGCGGCATTACCTGTGCACGAGGTTGAAGACCCCGAGATGTTCATGGTCTGACCACTAATAAATGTGGCAACCGCTGCGGCTGTAGCTGAACGGTAATAGTCGTCACCGCATTTTGCTACCAAGTATGTAACGCCGGAAGTTTGAACGTTGTCTGAGGAGTTAAAGTAGTTATTAAAAATGTAGCCCGAAGCATTTGCTACAACCACACGGCTACCAACACCGGCTGTGGCAGAAGGCGTAAACCCACCAACAGTATTAGCATTGGAGGCTGTGGTCGCTGTAGCAGCATTGCCGGTACAAGAGCCAGAAGAACCCGACACGTTACCTGTTACGTTACCTGTTAAAGCGGCGGAAATCGTACCGGCAGAGAAGTTACCAGAAGCATCGCGAAGAACAATCTGACTGCCTGTGTTGGCGCTTGTGGCTGTAATGGTCGCGCTGTTTGCTTGGCTGGTGATTGACCCTGCGGTTGTTGCAGACGTAGCTGTTGAAGCATTACCTGACAACGTAGCTGTAATCGTACCTGCGCTAAAGTTACCAGAAGCATCACGGGCAACAATGGTTGAACCCGTATTTCCGTTGGTAGCGTTAGACGTTACGGTGAATGTTGCGTTACCTGCTTGGTTAGCTGTAAATGTCTGGGAACCCGACAAGCCCGTGCCGGACACGTTCATTGTGAGCGTGCCGTTATTAACGTTAGCTGCCGTAGTTGCTGTGCTTGCGTTACCGTTCAAAGCCGCAGTGATTGTGCCCGCACTAAAGTTACCAGACGCATCGCGCAGCACAATGGTTGATGCGGTATTGGCTGTAGCCGCTGTAATGGTTGCGCTGTTAGCCTGACTTGTAACTGAGCCTGCCGTTGTTGCAAATGTTGCACTTGAGGCTGATGTTGCACTTGTAGCCGTGGCTGCGTTACCGCTGATTGAGATTCCCCATGTGCCCGTAGCGCCCGTACCACCCGTAGATGGTGCGCCTACTGTGTTGTAGGAAATTGTTCGTGCAGTCGAGCCATTAAACGATGTGCCTGATGCATCACCTGAACCGCCATTGTTGAATGTGACAGAAGCGGGGGTAGAGATTGCAGAGTAAGCAAACGCAGAGCCGTTCCAATTCAAATACGTACCGGCTGTTGTAGGCGCAGTAATAAACGCCGTTGTAGCTAAGGCTGTGTTGTACGGAATCTGATTGGCTGCACCACCAGCTACGTTCGTGGCAGCAGTTGATGTTGAAGCGTTGCCAGACAAAGCTGCTGTAATTGTTCCCGCAGAGAAATCGCCAGATGAATCCCGCGCCACTACCTTTGAGGCTGTATTGGTAGACGTAGCATCCACTGCCGCAGTCACTGCGCTTGAGCCGTTGTAGCTTGTGCCAGTAAGGTACGTACCCAACGTCAACGCATTTGCCACAGAACCAGCAGAACCAGAAATGTTGCCAGACACAGCCGAGCCATTGATTGCAATAGCTGTATTGGTTACAGAAGTTACTTGCCCGCTGGCATTAGTTACAAACACAGGGACTTGAGAAGCTGATCCGTATGTGCCAGCCGTTCCTGTAGGCGTAATACTAAATTGCGTACTGGTCAGTGTTAACCCTGTACCCGCAGAATAAATCTGTGCGGAGCTAATCTGAGCAAATGTGATGGCTGTTGTACCAAAAGTAATTACGCCAGATGTGTTGCAGGTATACGTCTCACCAGCACCTGTTGCGCCCTGTTGCACAAAAACAGTCGAGCCTTCGCTCAGACCGTTTGCGCTGTTAATTACATAGGTGTCTGCATCGCTTGAGCGGGTCAATACCCAGTTTGTAGAAACTGTTCCCACAGTCGTGACAACATAAATGCCATTTTCAATTGGGTTGGTTTGGGTGTAGATTAAGACGCGGTCGTTGACTGCAACAGTTACACCATCAATCACAAGCGCGGCTTGCGCACCTGCGTTGGTCAGGGTTGCGCCAACTCCTGCGGTTCCATTGTTGTACGTGGCATTCAGATTAGTGGGGCTTTCAACCCTCACAGGTTGGTGAAAGTGAATACCAGAGGCAGCCAAAGTGTCAACGTACTGCTTATTAACAATGTCGGTGTTGGAGGCAGGGGTGGTAGAAATTGTTCCGGTTGTCAACGCCGCAGAAGTAGCTGTGATTGCGCCAAACGACTGCTGAACCACCACTCCGGCAGCATCTTCATAGACGGACTTCTCGGACGGGTACGTGACAAACACATCTTTCGGGTTGGCTGCAAAAGACACCAAAGCCCCGCCGTTGCTTGACGACAGAACCGTTGTACGGGACAGCGTAGTACCAGAAGAAGTGTACGTACCAATACCTACTTCCCAATCACCTGTGATTGAGTCTGCGATGGCGTAGTACGTTGTGTTGCCGTTACCTACAGCGGCAAAAGACTGAAACCCCGATACCGCTCCAGCAAGTGTCAGCGTGCCCGTACCAGCAGTGGTAGAGGTTTCTTTAACCCGATCTTTTAAAACTAAAGCCATTTTTAATCCTTACGACGGTAGGTTGTTCCAACCGGGGTTTTGCGCACTATTGATATTTTGCCAGTTTGGGTTCTGGCTGTCATCAATTACCGCCCAAACAAGTACGTCGCCAATAGAAACAAGAAGCTGGATGCCCGTCACACTTGCGTTAACTGTCTTAACAACACTTATAGCGTCAATCGCCGAAACAAATTCAGCAACCGAGCCAACAAACACCACCTGCGTACTAACCGCATCAACCGCAGAAGCGCTTTCAGAAATAGCCACTTGTAAAAATAAACCGCGTGTGGTGTCGTCCAAACCAGATGCAGCTTCCGCAATAGAAGCTACAAATGTAGCTGCGGTGGTAAATTCGTCTATGCCAGATACAGCTTCGTTAACTGCCGCAACAAACACCACTTGAGATGCAAACACCTCACTTGCAGAAACACCTTCAGCCATTGCCGCAGCAAATGCAACTTGAGATGCAAAAGAATCTACACCAGAAGCGGCTTCCGCTACATCAGAAAGAAATAGTGCTTGGGCAACAATAGCGTCCACAGCAGCCGCTGCTTCTGAAACACTACCAGCAAAATCAACTTGCCCGGCAACTGCGTCTACACCCGAGGCAACTTCGTCAATACTTCCGGGGTACGTGCCCAAAGCAGAAACAGTATCAATCCCGCTTGCAGTTTCTGGAATAGAAACATTGAACGTGTTGTTGATGGTGTTAACAGAATCCACGCCAGACGCAGATTCCGCGTTAAGTCCCACAAAAGTAGCAATTACAGATTGCACCGCCGCAGCCGATACATTTTCGTCAATCAGCCCACCGGCAGTAAAAATGGAGTTTACAGCATCAACACCTGACCCTGTTTCGGAGATGGCGACAGCAAACGTGCTGCCTCCTTGAGAGGCGAACGGCGCTTGTGCAAACGTTACATCTCCGAACATAACCTATTAGGTCGCTGTCAATGAGAATGTGTAAGTGACGTTCAACGTGTCACCAGAAGCAACAGACTTGTCGCCGCCAGTAAAATCACCTTCAGAAAACAAAATTCCTGAAGTACCGGTATCTACGCTTGCTAAAAACGCGCCAGCAATAACAACCGTAGCATTCATAACAAAAGAAGACGGTGAAGCTGAATTAGTAATTACTGATGGGTTTGCTGTTGTAGCAGCGCCAAAAGTAACTGTTTTACGGTTACCTGCGTAATCGGTGCTTTCTGTCCAACCGGCGTGTGAAGCCAACGTATCAGCGGCGGCAAACGTTGTACCGGAACCGGGGCCTGTTACCAAGCCAAGATACCAAGTTGTAGTTTGCGCAGTACCGGCAAAATACGCGCCGTTCATGTTGGCCAAGCCTTGGTTAACTACCAAGTTGTGGAATGTGTCTGACCACTTCTCTACGCCGTCTGCGTCTACACAAGTAACGGTGTAAACACCACCAGCGCCAACGGATTCACCGAGTGCAGGGCGGGTAACTAAAGAAGCTGACACTTGGTCTTTTGCTGAACTGAATTCCATGATTGTTCCTTAAGAGATGCGCACGATGGCGCTGTTGGCATCGGGAGTTGGGAAGATGATTTGAAACGTGTCGTTGTTGACGGTCTTATCTGAACCAAAGTCCAGCACAGCTACCGACTTATTACCCTGTGTGACGTTATAAACCAGAGCACCACGACAGGTAAATGTAGCGTTCGTCCAAGTTGAATTGTTAAACGAAATATACGCTGTAGGGACACTACTGGAGTTGTTACCCGACGTGGGGGATACTGAAATTGTCAGGGTGTTCCCGCCTGTTGTGTAACCACCACCATTTGGCACTTCCCCAGTTGTTGTGTACACCGTAGTTGTAGGGCCAATGTTAGACGCGGCTGTGTACAACGCAACTTTAAACGTATTGGGAGTTGTTGGGCCAAAGTTATGAATCGCTTGAAGCAATTCAACTTTAAAGCTTGTGGTTGCTGTTTGTTGGATAGACATATCAAGTTACCGCCTGTCTGTATTGACCAGAACGATATGCGTCCTGACGCTCCATGCCATCGCCCAAACGTTTTGCCAACGCAAGTGCTTCTTGGTACTTGCCATTGTATAGCGCCATCATATCTTGCTCACCCTTCATGTAAGTGTAAGCCTCAACTAAAGAGCCGTACAAAAGCACAGAGTCAAAGTTATCGCCGAGCCATGTTGTGCCGCCACTTGCTACAGAAGTAATTGACGGTGGGTAGTAATAGAAGTGTAGTTCTACTGTGTAGTTTGCGTCAGGCTTTGGGCCAAGAATAAAAGACAACTCATCCGGCGCGTTGGACTGTGAGCCAAACAAAGCGTAATACTTAGGCAAGCCAGAATCGGTTGCTTTTGGGTACGCTTGGCGGATAAAGTTGACGTCTTTATTTAACAGATACTCATAGTTACCATCTGCATCAATAACAGCAAATGAATACGTTGCTAGGTAATCATCTGGTGCACCCAGATACGGTGTCGTAGAAGACACGGTACCTGTCATGTTCTTACGAAGCGATGGGAACTGAACTGTATTGTAAATACGCTGCTCAGCTTGCTGAACGAACACGGGAATATTAGCCACGAAATCTGTTTCCGTGTTCTCCGTATACGCCTGAATAGCAGCGCTAAGTGCGGTGTAGTCCATATTTATGCCATTGGGCCTCTGGACATCAAACCTTTGGTAGCCGCGCCTGTACCGCGCATTTTGATGCCTGATGTTTTGGTGGGCTTATAGCCTTGGCTACGAGAGTTAGCTACGTTAGTAGGCGTCTCCCGTAGGTACTTAGCGTTGTCTTCTACACCAGCTTCTTGAATAGGAGCAGGTTTAGGTTGGCGGTAGATCTTTGTGGCCATGATTAACCTCCACGACCAACAGAACGCTGGTTCATTACCTTAGCCATGCCACGACCATACTTCAGCATATCGCTGTTTGTCTTACCACCAGCACGCAGCTTGGTGGGGGTCTTACCGGGGTGCATGTTTTTCTCATGCTTACCAACAGCAGACTTAATCATCTTCTTGTCTTGGGCTAAATCTTTTTTGTCCATTTCAGGCTCCTATTTGTATCGTTACTGTACCAACTTCTGCAAATAAAACCAAGTAGTTTGGCGTTAAAGCAGTATCAAAAAATCTGGCCCCCCCAACAGGGTTCCACCCCCACTGAAAGACTCGACTACCTTGCTCCGGAAACCCATCAGCATCTACTGCTGTGCTGTTAGTGTTTGCAATCTGCAACCCACTCAAACCAGACTGGTAGTAGCTCCGATCAGGGCGAGGGTTTCTTAAACCTTGCGGATCATCAACTGGATACATACCCAATTGCAACTGCGGCTGATCTGGATCCCAGCATTCAGGACAAACCAACAAGTCGTAGTTCTTTGTCTTGATGATCTCTTTACGCAATACTTTTAATTTAAACCGTTGGTCGCAACGATCGCACTGCGCAATTGCCCATTTGCCGGAAGCAAACCGATTACCCATCAGGTGCCCCCAATATATTGTTGACGAGGCACAAAGCGAATAGCCGCTTTCTCTCGGTCTTCTGTTGCGGCTAGCTCCCAAGCATCGTCGTATTGTTGCTTCAGTACAGGTAAACGCTCAGCGCCACCGGCAATCTTTAGCGCCAAATAATACGCCAAGCCAGCGGCTAAACAGGGGATAAATCTAAACGGAATGTCCATCACGTTCACACCACCACCCGCATCCTGCGTGCGGCGTAAGCGCCAGTAAACAAATGTGTATTGCTGTGCTGAATCTGGAGTCGGCCAAACTGTTACAGCGGGAACTTGCGCCCAGTACACAGTAGCTGCGGCAGTATGAGCTACGGCAATCGTTTCTTGCTGGCCACGGAAACAGCTATAGAGCGTACCGGACTTAGCGTTTGTGTTCTGTGTGATGTAGCCGTAGTTGATGATCTCGTCATCAATCTTAATGAAGCCAGTAGAGGGAAGACCCGTCACGTCATTTAGCACAATCTCTGTACTTGTGGATGTGATGGTTGTTGTGAGCGTAGCGGCAATAGGGGAGTTCTGCCCATTAAAGCGCTGAATCCAGACTTGAATTGGCCTAGCTTGTTGAATCTTGTTAGGAATCGTAGCGTACGTAGAAACACTAATACGCGTAATTGTTAAATCAGCCTGATTGTTTTGTATGTTGGCGCTTGTGCGGATTACATGCTCAATCAAATCTACCGTGTCATCTGGCAAAGCGTACGTGTTCTGGCCCTGAACCAGAGTGATTTCACCCTGCTCAATCGTCCACATATTGATGCCGCGATTGGCCCAATCTGCAAACATAATGTTCAAACTGCGGCGAGCAGTGCGCAGGTCATAGCCAGTACGCAACTCACCACCGGCGCGTTCAAACGCCTCCTCGACCAATTCATCGAGTTGGAGATTAAAGTTTGATACGCCGGAAGTAATTGCCATTATCTAAACCCTGCTGTTTTCTTTGCGATCTTTTTTGGTTGGGCTACGAATTGTTTTCCGGCGGCTTTTCCTGTCCGCTTGGCTTTGGTCGTCGCAGCGTACTCAGC